GTGCGACCGGCCATCTGGCCGAAGCGCTCAGGAACGAGGGAAAGCACGCCGAGGTCGTCGTTGATGAGGTCTTCGCGGGTGATGCCCACGATGGAGCCCTTCGTCGCGGCCTGGATGCTGCGCGCCTCGTCCGAGAGGTCGACGTGCTGGAGCTCGCCGCCCTTGGCGAGAGCCTTCAGCAAGCCGCCCATGACAAGGCGGACGCCCTTGACGGCCTTGAAGTCCACGACCGGAACGGCGCGGGAAATCTTGCGCCAGTCGTCGCCGACCGCGCCGAAGCCCGCAAGCACGAACTTGTGCGCGACGTTCGAGAGGACGTTCGGGATGTCGGCGCCCGAAAACGCGGCCTTGATCGCCGTCGTCATCGAGGCGTTGTCGCCCGGACGATAGGTGAACCCGAACGCGGCGAAGATGTCCGAGAGACGGGTGATGCCGAGGTCGTGCGCGGCGTTGAGGTCGGCGCCCTTGCAGGTGGCCTCCACGTTCGCGTCGCTCATCGCGGCGCCCATGCAGGCGGCGGCGACCACGGTCTTCGGGTCCTTCGGCGCGGAAGCCTTGAGGTCGATGATCGCGGGCGCGCCGGGACGGGACGCCTCGATCTTCGCCTGCTCCTCTGCGGCCTTCTCCGCCCTGAGGCACTCCAGCTCCGCCTTGTCGGCGGTCCAGCCCTCCTTGACGGCCTTGGCCATGATGTCGTCGTGCCCCTTGCACGCGGCAATGACGGATGCGACGCGCTCGCGCTCGGCGTTCTGCGCTGCCGCCTCCACGGTTGCGGTATCGACCGGCTTTTCGGCCTCTACCGGCTTGTTCTTTTCTTCGGGCATGTTGCCCTCCTTTCCTTGGTGTGCGGCGGCAATCGCCGTCTTGGTTGACCCATCGGCCCCCAGCGGGACGATGGAAACTTCGTTCAGGACCCCGGCGCGGACGATGTAGCACTCGCCCTTGACCTCGGATCCGTTCAGCTTGCAGGACTGGTTCTTGGCCACGTACAGCACGTCCTTCGCGGACACGCCCACGGACGCCTGGAACTTGAATCCGGCCTTCGCAAGCTCGTGCACCTTCTTCGCGTCTTCCGACACGGGCATGAAGTCCGCCTCCATGGTCAGCGACTTGCCGTCGTGCGAGACCTTCGTGGCCTGTCCGCAGATCGCGTCGATGGAGTGGGTATCGTGCATGCACAGGATCGGCACGGCCTGGTCGTCGCGCCACTTGAGGCCAGACAGCTCTATGCCGACCGGGCGTCCCCATCCGACGTTTATCAGCCCGCCGTTGTACGCGACGATGCTCATGCGCTTGTTGCCATTCGCGTCGGGCTTGCCCTCGGCGTCCTTCGCGGCCACCAGCTCCACGGTGCCGGTCGCCATGAGCGGCTTCTTCAACAGCTCCTCGATCTTCTCAGGGGGCATATTATTTTCCTTTCGCTTGGTTGTTCGGGTTCAAGTTCTTCTGCGAGTCGTGCTCCACCATGTCCTCCGTCGGCGCGGCAGGCGTCGCGGCCTTTGCGAAGAATGGGCAGGGCGTGTCCTCGGGAAGTCCGTTCTGCTTGCACGCGTCGCGCCACCACCTCAGCATCATCGCGCGCTCCTCGACGGCCTGCTTCACCTCGCGCTTCCAGTCCTTGCCGTCCTTCGAGAAGAGCGTCTCGTAGGAGGTCGAGGCGTTGCCGAGGCGGGTGTTGTCCGCGCTGGCGTCCTTCATCACGTCCGCGTTGCCCCTCGCCATGAACAGCCACTCGACGCGGGAAAGCGCAAGCAGCGTGGCGTCGTTGAGCCTCTCGTGCACGGCGTACTCCTCCAGCCACTTGAAGAAGATGCGGTCGAGCACCTTCGTGGCGAGGGTGGAGCGGATCGAGTTGATCTTGTCGCCGTAGATGGTGTGGTCGATCTTCGCGCTTGCGAAGTTGTGCTGGCTTGAATCGCACATGGCGATGTTCACCGGCATGGAAATGCACCGCGCCAGCTCCGCGATGAGCGCGCGCACGAACTTGTCGTACTGCTCCGTCGGCTGCTGCGCCTGGAGCTGGCTGAGCTTCCAGCCTTCAGGAAGGGTCACGAGCGCGCCGCGCTGCATCTGGAAGACGGTGTTCGGCTTGACCTCCATCGCGCACTTGCCGATGGACGCGTCCTCGTTGTCGTAGCACTCCGGCACGATGTCGGTCTGGATCACTCCAAATACGGACGCCGCGTTGATGGCGGTCTGCGTCACGGACGAGCGGTAGGACTTCTGGTCCGCCGGAATGTCGAGCGCGGATACGAAGTCCGAGACGCCGCGCACCTGCTCGGGACGGAGCATGTCGAAGTAGTGGATGACGTTCGTCGCCTTTACCCACTCGCCCGCCTTGTACTTGATGTTCCTGATCGCGCGGTAGTCGCCGGGGTGGTACTTCAAGATGCGGTACTCGGTCGGGTGGCCGTAGGGGTCGAAGCGGATGCCGTCCGTCTCGTTATCCCTCTTGATCGCCTCGGTCCACGACTCCACGCGGTCGCACTCTATCAACGCGAGGTTGAGGGTGACTGCGTTCGTATTGTCCACGATCGTGGGGTCGGTGTAGAACATGGCGAACGCCTCGCCGTCCGTGGTCTTCGCCCGGACCATCGTGCGCAGCTTCTCCCACAGCCCCACCTTCAGCGCCCACGCGTCGAACGCCTCCACGACCTTGTCGCGGACGCCCTCGGGAACGCCGCCGCGGGGGAAGGACGCGGACACCCACGCGCCGACGACATACGAGGAATGCGTGTCGAGCATGCCCCAGCCGTACGGGCAGTTGAACACCACGTAGCGGGCCCGGTCGCGCACCGTGCGCCTCACGGACGGGGAGAGCGCCGCGGTCATCGCGAGGGAGTCCACGTTGCGGAAAATGGAGTCCGTGTCAGGCGTGTGGCGTGCGTTGTCGAACCGGGCGCTTATCTGCGCCCCGTCGAACGATGCCCTCTGGTGTCTCTTCGCCATTTTCGCAGGTTCCTTTCGTCAACGGTCGCATGGTCCGGGCGGTATCAGGTGCGACACCATCCCCGAAAGCGGATGGCGGCGGCGGCCGGCCATCGCGCGCTTGCGCAGGTACTTGTCCGCCGCGATCAGCTCCGAGATCGAGCGGTTGGACTGCGACAGCCCGTCCACGGTGAACGAGGATGGGTTCGCGACCGCCTCCGCAAAGTCGGAGTCGGACACTCCAGGGGTCGGCTTCTTCGCCGCTTCGTCTATGTTTTCTTCTGCCATCGCGCATATATTAACCGATTGTCAAACGGCAAAAAAGACGCTTGCTGCTATATCTAGCACTTTTCGGCCTCCAGCCGCCTTTCATGCGCCCGCCGGGGGACTTCTACTGCGTCAAAGATACAGTCGGCGGTCCGTTTTCTACTGCGTCAAAGATACAGTAGAACGCTACGACGACTCGGTGGTGTAGAACTCCCTGCCGCAATGCCGGCAGCGCCTCGTCCGGCGTATGATCTCGCCCATCTTCACCGTCCGCACGACGAAAGAATGGCGGCATCCGCAGTCCGCGCACGGGATTCCGTCGGCCGGTTCCTCCTCGCCCATCACCTCGCCGTAGACCTTCCGCTTGTTCCTAGCCATGGTAGACCTTCCTCCTGTTTCGACTTGCCGCTCCTGCCGCGTTGCCAGATCCCGCCAGCGCCGTGCCGCCCTGGGAGCCGGACGCGGGCGCCGAGAGTATTCCGGCGTACCCGGCGCCGGCATACGCCATCGCGTGGGTGTCCAGCTTGTCGTGCTTGCCCGGCAGGGTGTTCCACTTGTAGACAACCATCGTGCGTCCGCCCCGCCCCATTATCACGCCCTTGGCCTCCAGCACCTCGCGGCACATCTGATCGGCGTAGTCGCGGTGCGAACCCCTGTATATCGTCGCACTCCCCGGCTCGCCCATGGGGGTGATCCACGACGTCTGCCCGAGCTCCTTGTAGTAGTCTGCGTCCATGCAGTACCACTTGCCGCTCTCGCGGGTGAAGCAGGCGTACACCCTGCCGCGGACGCGTCCGATGCACGTCTTCACGGAGGGGTCGTAGGTCTTTCCGGCGCGGCCTATCATCGCGCGCCCCAGCTTGCCGTTCTTCTTCGCCGAGCGGCAGAACGAGGTCACGGTGTCGAACTGCTCGCCGCCCGCGTCGATGTACCAGTCGTCGATCTTCCAGGGCTGCACGTCCACCCACTCCGCCATGATCTCCAGCGCCTTCTTGACGAGCCTCTGCCTGTACTCCTGGTTCGTGTTGCGCGCGGAGATCGGAAGCGGCTCCTGGCACCACACGCCCTCGGCGAACACGTGGCACCGTCCCTCGCGGTTGAACGCGGCCGCCTCGTAGGTCAGGCCGTAGGAGTAGTTGATGTCCGTGGTCAGCACGGCGTAGACGGTGTCCTCCGGCACCTCGTTCTCGTGCAGGTCCACCTGGTGCCTGAGGATGCACTGCGGCGACAGCTCGTAATACTTCGTGTCGTGCGTGACGGGCTGGTTCTGGTACTCCGAGAAGAACGCGTCGCGCCCCTTGGTGTAGTAGTCCACCATCGCGCCGAAAAACGCATCGGGGTCGCCCTTGGCCTTGTCGTAGCGGTACTTCCACGAGACCTTGAACCCGTCGCACATCGCGTCGAGGTTGTTCCGGTAGAACTTGAACGCCATCGAGCGCGTCTTGTCGTCGTCGTAGAGGTCGAACCACCTGTCCCACAGCTGGCGCGTCCGCGACTCGGGCTTGTCGAAGTCCACCGGCCACGACACCACGCGCGGGATCCGCACGAACACGGTATTGCGCCTCTTGCCGAGCGTCTCGCCCACGTCGTCGGGCGCGTAGATGGTGCATGCCACCATCATCGAGATGCGCGTGTCCGGCCCGGCGAGGCACCGCCACTGCTTGTCGATCTTCTCTATCGTCTCCGCGACGAACTTCTGGTCGTCGGCGCGGTCCACGTCCTGCGGGTCGTCGAGCAGCAGCTTGCTCGGACGGAGGGACGCGCCGTCCGCGGTCGTGATGTTCAGGCCCTTGATGTCGCCCTGGAGCGAGCCGGCCGCTATCGCGCCGAGACCGTCGGGGAAGACGATCTGCATCAGCTTGGACCTTATCGCCGCGCCGGTCGGCTTGTCCTCGCCCTGCCAGTGCAGGCGCGGCAGGCGGTTCGCGTGGGTGGACACCGCAAACGGAGCGCAGAACTCGGGGTAGTCGGCGACAAGCCTCTCGGACGTTATCGCGAGAACCCACGTGGAGAACGCCTCCGACGCCGACCGGCTCTGCCATCCTCCCATCGCCACGAACTTCTCGCGCCTCGTGAACACCAGGTAGATGGACATGTAGCGCATGATGTTCGTCTTGCCCTCGCCGCGCGGAGCCGCCACTACCGTGTCCTTGCCGGTCGCGTCGGTCCTCACGATCGCGTGGATTATCTCGCGGTGCCCGTCCGAGAAGGGAAGGGTGAAGACGTTCGGGAAGTAGTGCCGCAGCCACTTCTCCGGGTCTTTCTCCAGCCGACGGCGCCGCGCCATGTCCTCGGGCGGCAGTCGCGGAATGGCATCTTGGCGGGCTCGGAACTCGCGAACGCGATCCGCACCCGTCTTCGCTTCGTTACCTTTTGGCTTCCTTCCCATCCTAAACGTTACGACAAAAATCTTCGAGAC